CCAAAACTTCCTAAATCTACAGCAGTACCTGCTCTTGTAGCAATTTGTCCTTTTACTATACCTGCTTGAGATAGTCTATAAACAGCTGTATAATCATATAGTTTATCTAAAGTATCTATTGATGTATATGCTAATACGTTAGCTAGTGTAGGCTCTGATATACCAAAGTCATCAGCATATCTAGGAACATAAAATAAAATACCACCAGCATTTGCAGGGAAAGTACCTTCTTCTCTTCTTGTACCATATTTTTCAATAGCATAAGTATAAGCTCCAGTAGTTCCTGGTGCAATATAGTATCTATAATTACCTAGTGTTGTTACTGCATTGTAATACAATACTGTACCTGTACTATCATATATTGCAATTGAAGTATTAGGCTCTACAGATTGAAATTCCCATATAGTAGAAGTACCTACAGAAGTTTGATATACTCCCGTAATTTGAGCAGTTCCCGTTAAAGTGATTGTATTTGCTTGTAATTTTGTAAAGTTACCAGTTCCTGCTGAAACAGTTACACCTGTTGCAACATTTATAGTCCATCCTACATAATTAGATGTTGTGTTTGTAGTTAAGCAATTATCAGCTTGAAACAAGTTAGCTGTTTGATTTAAAGCAAACTGATAAGCATCATAAATTTGTTGGTAAGTTAAATTACCAGTAATAGTCATTACTTTTGTAGCAAAGTTAAAAGCAATACCACTAATAGCAGCAGCAGTTGCAATTACTTTATCTGAGGTTGGTAACGAAGTATGTACATAAGTAGGTGTTACATCGTTGTTACCTGCTAAACTTACTGTAATATATTGCTTATCATAACCATATCTACTTGAACCAACTGAATGTGTTTCTGCTCCTTTAGTAGTACCCGTGCAAAAATAATTATAAACACTTTGATTACCATTTGCAGTTGCAAAACCCCAAGCAAAAGGAAATTCTGCTGTTGCAGCACCTGCTACTGTTAAAATGTTTTGTTGTGATAAATCAAAAGTAATATCTGTTGTACCTCCTTTTGCTCTAATTCCCGCTACATTACTTCCTACAGGTTGATAGTACATATAACCATCTGATAATAAATTACCTGCTGTGTCTTGAGCTTTTATTGTAATTTGTTTAGAAAATTCAATTACATTTCTACCACTTGCACTTGACGACATCCAAACAATATTAGTACCTCTTAAATTATTCTTTAATCTAGTCCAAGCACCACCCAATAAAACTATTTGAGCACCTGGATAATAGTTTGAAACTACATAGGTAGTATTAAAATTATCAATAGCAATACGTGTTGCAGTTGGTACAGAAGCTAAATTAATTTCAGGGCCATCTGTATCAATTGGAGTATATCCTTTTAAACTTATTTGAGGAACTCCAAAATTTAACCACACACCTATCCAAGTTTGAGTAGCTTGAAAATCAATAGTTGCAGTTGTATTATCTTGTCTAATACGAGCCTGTCCTGTGCCTGTACCCCTTGCACATAAAATCCAACACTCCTCTCCCTGTGTAGTAATTCTTGAGTGATTACCTGAATCAGTTGTAATCCAATCTGCACCAAATCTTACAGCAGCATCTATAATTGTAAACTTTGCAGGAAATGAAGCATTAGTACTTGCTAACTTCATTATTTTAGAACCGTTTTGTCCTAACCAATCAAAGCCTGGATAAGGAAAAGGTCCATTATTTGCAGTAGATTTTCTACCATTAAATATAATTTCACCTCCACTTGCACTCCCTGTTACTCTAAAAGTATTTACACAACTACCATCATTTCTTAATTGAGCACCCCAAGTTCTTATTGTTAAAGTACCCTCAATAAATAAATCTTGTCCACCTACATCAAAAGTTCTAAACAATCCTCCTCTATCTTCTCTAAGAATAAATCCAATTGGAGTTGCTGAAGCATTATCTAAAATATCTGTACTTGTTTGAATAATACCTGTTTGAACTGTATAAGGTTGTGCTGTAAAAGCAGGAAATGCTGTATCTACTGTCAATGAACTAGCTGATTGAACAGATATAACAGTTCTTGTGTTTCCTCCTACAGTAATAGTTCCACCAACTCTAGCTTGTGTAGTTGTTGCAGGTACACCATTAAAAGTAGCAAAACTACTTCCAGCTATTGTAACTGTTGTATTTCCTGTACAGGTTAATGTTCCTAAACCTGCTACTGCTGTTGTTCTTGCAAATGCCATAATTAATATCTTTTAGTAATTAAATTTGATAATGTTGTTCCTGTTAATGTTGAATAAAATTCATCTTGCAATGGATAACCATTTGAATCTATTGCTGTTGTTATATATCTATAAATAGTTTGTCCTTTATAATTGTAAACTAAATAGTAACCACCTGCTGTAGGTACTTCTACACCATTAGTTCTGCCTTCACTGGCTAATTCAATCCATAATAGTTTTACTTCAGGTAGTTTATAAGGACTTTCTAATGTACCTAAACCTTCAAGACTATTACCATTACTATCTGTAATATATGTTTTTTTTCCTTTTAAGTCTTGAATTAAAATTCCTAAATCTTCAAGGGATTTTTGTATTGTTACTTTTTCTTTTTTATTAACAAAAGTAACTGTATTTTTAATTGCTATTTCACTACTTCCATTTACATCGTAAGATAAATAATCTGCTCTTAATGCTGTAGTTCCTAAAATGTTATCTCCGTACTCTAAAACTACATTCTCATTAATAGCTCCAGTACCATCCACAAAAAATAAACCTTTATAGTTACCTGCTGAATCTGCACCTTGTGTATTAGAATAGATACCAATCTTTTTATAGCCATTGTAAACAGCTACACCCACTATTCCAATACCTCCATTAAAATCATTAAATGTATTATTAGCTACATAGAGTTCCATATTATTAGGCACTCCAGAATCGTGTAAATAGAATTGTCTTAAATTACCAGCTGTTTGTGTATTGTTGTTTATAAACAATTTACCTTCATAAACAGTTCCTGTAGTTGAAGTTGCATATATAAAATTAGAATATCTTGTAGTTGCTGGCATTACAGAACATTCATAATTGTTCTCGTAAATTCTACTCTCTCCACTATTACCATTTAGCATTATAAATCTGTGAGAGTTTGTTAAACTTGCTCCTACATATTTAAAAGTATTTTTTCCTATAAAGAAAGAACCTCTTGTAACAATACCAAACTCTTGTAGTTCAATAGTGTTATTGTAAATATAAACAGGATCTGGTGAGTTTATAGAAATAACTGTTTCTACTGAAGTATTAGTTGTTTTTAAATGACTTATTTTACCAAAGTTTTTAACAGTTGCTCCAGCAGTAATATTTAACATATTTACTGGATTTGCTGTATCACTTTCTAAATTAAATCCATTTCCATCTATAATTACTTTTTTATTAACATTGATAGTTGTAGAAGTTGTTAAATTTGAAACTAATCTTAATATTGTATTATCTACTACACTTGTATTAGTTAAAGCTGTTTGTAAGTCTGCAAAATCTCCTCCTGTACCAACTGTTTTAACATCATTCGTATTTCCAGTTGGAATATTAACAAGAGTGCCTACACAAGCATTTGCTGCTAATATTGAACCACTTGCATAAGTTTTTTCATCTACTTTAACCCAAGTAGTGCCATCATAAACCCAAGTTTCTAATTTACTTCCTGTATTTAAACCATTACTTGTTTTATAAAATAAATCTCCTTCAATCCCTGTTTGTCCTGCTGTAATAGGGTCTACGTCATCAAAGTACACTGATACTTCTGCTAACTTAATAGCATCCAAATTTGCGGTCCAAATACAATAATTTCCACTACCTTCTTTTTTATGAATATTCATAATTAATACTCCTGTAGCACTATTGTAAGATACTACTTCTCCGTGCATATGATTTGCAGCATCAGCATACACTATAATATCTTGTAATGGTGTGTAAGCTAATCCTGTTTCTACTGTAAATGTAAGATTACCTGTTGATACTATATTATTACAAGTAGTGGATGTAGTTTTATATCTATCTCCTGTAACTCCACTATTATTTAATTTTTCAAACTGATTAGTTACTGTATTCCAAGAATACAATATACCATCTGTTGTGTTATAATAAAGAAACCTCTCATCCCCTGTAAGAGGAAGAGAGTTTACTTTCTTTATAGTTTTGTTAGAATTTATTTCAAACATTTTTTAAAATTTTAAAGTACATAATTAACTTGAGCTCCATTTGTTTGGGCTAAGTCAAGGTCTCCTTCAGCAATACCGCCATTGCTTGTTGCCTTTGTTGCTAAAGCATTTATTGTAGCTCCTGATGCACCAGGAAAGAAGTTTGGATAATCATTTCCTTCTGTGGTTCCTATGTTGCCTAAAATATTCATTATTCCAGTATATGATAATGCAAATGCACTATTTGCATAAGTTAATAGTATATTATTAATTGTGTTGGTCCCCGAAGAGACTTTAAATGAATTATCACCAAATGTAGAATTTCCAAATGTGTTGTTACCAGTTGCCCCTTGGAATGATTCACTACCAAAAGTGCAATCTCCTAACACATTATTACCTTGTGCATCTTGAAAAGCACTAGCATCCAAAATTGTTACCAATCCTAGATTATCTACAAAATTTCCTGTAGTTGTTGCCATAAAACCAGTACTCAAACTAAAATCACTCCCAGCAGGCACCGTAAATTTAAAAACATCACCAGACAAACTTGCATCTGTAATAGTAGCCGAAGTAAATCCTTGTATATAAGCAATTGCACTTGCTAAATCTGTATATAATCCATCTGCTACTCCACCTGTTAAAGTGATTAATCCTTGTGGTACTGCTGGACAACAAAGTCCATTTTTATAATTTTGAATATCTATATCCATAATTTATTATTTATACACTTCAAATTGTAAAACACCTGCTCTTACACAAGTAATTAAAAAACTATTATTTGCTACATCCATATCAGCCATATTAGCTCTAGTGTCAAAACCTTGAGATACTGAAGTAGAGCCTGATGCAGTTCCTACACCATCTTCTGCTATTTCAATAAATGATGATAACGTACCAGCACTTACTGTAATGTCAGAAGAAAAGTTATTAGCAGTATTTTCTATTTTAAATTCTCCTTTAGTTGCCAACATTGCAATAGTAGAAAATTTATTTACAGGAATAGTTAATGTATCATTTACAGCAGCAGTCCAAGAAATAAAGTCTTGTTTTTTACCAGCTACTGTTTGATTGTTTATAGCCTCTACAATTGGTTCATAAATATCTGCTGTATTACAAATAGAAGCTTCTTGTTTAGCTAATTGAACTACTTTAATTACATTTTGTTCAGGACCTACTGGAGTGCCTCCGCAAGTTTCTAACTGAAAAGTATCTTGAGCAAATTCTAATGCAGCTTTTACTTCATCTAATTTAGCTTGAGTTTGGTCAAATTCAGTCTGTAAAGTAGTGTTAATTGTATCAAGTTTAGTTTCAATTGAATCTAAAGATGCATTAACTGCTGTTAATTTAGTATCAATTGATTGTACAGCTACTTTAATTTCTTCAGTATCTGCTTCAATTGCTGATAAAGAAGTTTTGATAGCTGCAATATCTGTTTTAATCGCTGCAATATCTGTTTTAATTGTAGCTACATCAGTACTGATAGTAGTTAAAGTTGCGTTAGCAGTATCTAAACTTGTATTAGCGTCAATTAACTCTGTTTTTAAATCTCCTAACAAAGTTATTTGAGTATCTAACTTAGTCTTAATATCTTCTAGTTTAGTGTTAGAAGTAGTTACTTGTGTTAAAATATCTGCATTACTAGTTTGTATAGCAGAGGTATCTCCTTCAATTGCTGTTAAAGTTGTATTAGCTGTTATAAGCTCTGCTTTAATTAAAGCTAAGTCAGCTAATTTTGTGTTTATATTGTTTAATATAACTTGTTCAGCACTTGAAGTGTCATTAATAGCTGTAATAACATCGTCTAATTTAGCCTTTAAATCCGTATTCAAAGTACCTAGACTTGAATTAATTGTATCTAATTTAACTTGTGTTTCATCAAACTCTGCTTGTAAGGTGCTATTAATAGTTATTAGGTCACTATGAATAGTATCTAACTTTGTTTCAATAGAATCTAAATTACTATTTACAGTATCTAATTTAGTGTCAATGCTTTGAACAGCTGTTTTAATTGCAGCAGTATCAAGTGCTATTGCAGCTACTGAAGTTTTAATGGCAGCTACATCTGTTTTTATAGTAGCAATATCTGATTTGATAACTGAGATGTCAGTTTCTACATTTAAAAGAGATGCTTTAATTGCGGCAGTATCTACTTGTAAACCATCTAAACTTGAATTAGCAGCTTGCAATTCAGTTTTTAAATCTGTTAATAAAGTAGTATGAGAGTCTAACTTAGTTTTTACATCTTCTAGTTTTGTATTAGTAGTTGTAACTTGAGTAAGAATATTTCCAGTATCTGTTTTAATAGCTGTTGTATCTGTCTCAATAGAAGTTAGTGTACTGTTAGCATCAATTAATTGTTGTTTAATTAAAGCTACATCATCTAGTTTATCGTCAATAGATGTTAATAATGCAGTATAGTCAATTACCCCTGTAGGGTTTACTATTTCTACTTTTAAAATCCCATTAGCATTTACTTGATCTAATGAAGGATAAATTTTGTTTGGTCTTTGAAACATTTTGTATAAAATTTAAAGTTAATTAATTATATGATTGTTGGATTATAACCTGGTACTTGTAATACTGAAATTCTTACATCACCATTAGTATCTGTAATTATCGTAATAGGGTTTAAATTTTTAATCCTATTTGTAGAATCTCCATTTCCAAAACTATCACCTACATTATAAGGTCCTGTTAAACCAGCTCCTTCTTCATAACTAGCTGTTCCATTATAAACCCCTGCAGACCATCCGAATAAACTATCAGAATTAAAATTAATAGTTTGTCCTAAAGTAATTTGATAAGTTTTATTTTCAACAGGAATAGGGGTTAAAATAATTTTAATATCTTCTAAAAGTTGTTCAACTTCATCTGTATTAAGATTAATTTCTCCAGCTTCTATAGTTAAATTATCTATTTTAAGTTCTAAATCATCTGTATTATTATCTATTTCTATTAATACATTTTTAATTTCTTCTAAAACAGCTGTATAATCTTTATTAGCTCCTTTTAAACAGTTTAAAATCTTTATAATCTTTTCAAAAGATTTAGTGTAGTCTATATTCATTTTTTATAAATTTTTTATTATTAACAAAATCCTACCTACTATATAGTAAGTTATATAATTTTCTTCCTGCTTTATATCCAAAAAGTTTTACAATTGCTTCTCTAGTCATAATAATTAAGCTGGCATAGCAGGTTCAACAAATAAAGGATTACTAGGTTCTGCATAACCTGCATATAATTTAGGTAATTCTAAATCAAATAAAGCTAAACCTGCTGCTGCAACTGCTGTACTTATTTCTCCTAAAGTTTTTAAAGATTTAATAACTTGTCCTGGAATTGTTATACTATTTCCCTCTGAATTTAAAGTACTAGTAGAAGGTAATGTATAATTATTGTAAAATAAATTTTCATCAATACTTTCTACTACAAAAAAATTATATAAAGTATCTATAGAAACTATATCTACAGGTAAACCTGACCAATCTGTAGAAAAATTCCAAGCCACTCTAGAATCTCTAGCAGACTTAGCCATTTCTACTCTATTATTAGGTCCTACTTGAAGTATTTTATACACTTTATAAGTAGTTACATCTACCATTAAAACTGTTTTATTTTCTATAAGAGAAAAATCTATGTTGTTATTATTATATCTATAAATTAATGTTGCCATATATTATTATTTAACTAAGTATTAATTAACAAATGAAGTAGATGTTTTAGTTGTTAAAGTAGGATCATTTAATTGCTGCCCTTGTATATTTGCATAAGAATTATCATAAAGTAAAAAATAATTAGATGTTAACCCTATAATTAATACAAAAGGAGAAAATAACTTAGATGATAGCTCTAAAGATATTACCCATCCTGGAGAAGAAATATAAGATAATGTGACACTACTACCTGCAGTACCTGGTAAAAAATTAACACAAGAATTACCTGAAATCACATTAACTTGAGTCAGTTGACTTGCATTTATACTTCTCATAATTAAATTAGAATTATTTCTAACCTGAAATACTTTTTTAAAATTTACAGATATTATATCACTTCTTAATTCTAATTTTGAATCATTAGTAGCAAATATTAACTCTGGAGAATTTGTAGAACCTGTTAAACCTGTTATTGTAGTTGTACCAGAATCAAATTGCCTAAAAGATACTTCAGAGTTATCAATATCAAAAAACCTTGAAGTTATTCCTGAATATTCACAATTACCTGTACCTAAATTAACATTTAATTTTGAAAAAGATCTAACAATATACATTATACTTAATCCACTAGCTACTACTCCAGTAGTTATTGAATGATTTAAAGTAGAATTTCTTGTTAAAAATACTCCAGGAACAGGAGAAGAACTAGTTATTTTAAAAAGTCCACTTAGATTACTATAGTCTGACAACCATACTACTGCTGAAGTAGTAGCTGATAAATTTTGTAAAGAAGTTAACCCATTTATAACTAAATTAGCTCCATTTAGTAACCTAATTAAAGGCTGACTACTAAGTGTAGTATTTATTATTTCAGGACAATCTTTTAACTCTAAATAAGAAGATCCTTCAGATAAAATTACAGCTCCAGCACCCGTCTGCTTAAATTTAATTCCTTCAAATTTAGCATAACCTTCTTTATGTCCAATAAATCCAGTTCCTACAGAACTATTAGCTTGAATTGTAACATCAGCGTTTGCTATTCTTCTAAAAACAACTTCAGAGCAATTTTTTAATAAAGGCTCATACCACTCAGGAGTAGTAACTGTATATGTACCAGATTGCAATTCTATAATTACAGGATAACCATCAAAATGATATTTACTTAAATATCCTACAGCTGTTTCAAGATTGTTAAATGGAGCAGGTTGTCCTGAACCTACTATAATAGATTGATTACTCCAATCCCAAATAGGTTGTTTATTATCTAAAGCTTCATTTACATTATTTGTTAAATTATTAATAGTATTTTGTAAATCTGTATACCAGCATTTTATATTATTCCAAATAGTATTAATTGCATCTGTTAAATTTCCAGTACCTGATACTAATGTAACATTTTGACAAGTTTTTAATTCTTCAGTAAATATAATATCATCTGAAGTAGAAGTAGTATTACCTAAACATTTAACATATTCCCAAACGCTAGTTATTGTATCAAAAACAGTATAATCTCCTACTAAAACATCATTATTATCACAGTCTGTTAAAGCTAAGTCTTCAATAATAAGGTCTGTTGCTTTAGGTATTACAGGACATTTAACTTCTTCCCATATTAAATTTAAAGCTTCTGTAACAGGAGTATTAGTTGGAACTACAACATTTCCATCACAATCTAATATATTAGCACCTGTATAGTCTATTGTATCTGTAGTTGCTGTTGCAGCACATTTAACTGTTTCCCATAATTGAGATAAAAAAGTATTAAATTTTGTTCCTCTAAAAAGAAAATCATTATTTTCACAATCTTTAAGAGTATCTCCAGTGTATACTAAACAATCAGTAGATTGTAATCCATTAGGACATTCTTCCGTAAACTGTTCAGTAGTACAAGATGTAGTAGTAGTTGTAACACAGGTAGGAGTTACTTGAGTACAATCTTGACATTGTGTACAACTTGGACAATTACAATTTAGATTATTTTGACACATAGTATTTATTTTTTATTTATTATTTATTATACACAACCCACCCACTGAATAGGTATAGCTGTAATATGTTTAGGATTAATATTTATTTTTTCAGGAGTAGCACATCCAAGTTTAGAAGAAAAATTACCTTGAGCTTCTGCATTAAAAGTGTGACTATGTAATCCAGAATAACCAATTGTTCCATATTGAGCACCTCCACAATCTGTACCAGGATCTACTCCTGAACCATTTCTACAACAAGGATCATCTCCAGAGTTTTGAAAAAAATCTGGACAATTAGATAAAGGTCCTTCATTATAAGCATGTCTTATTTTATGTGTATGTCTACCTGCTTCATTAGTTGTACCAGATAAATTAAAATTAGCATTTACTTGAAATTGTATTTCAGGAATATTGTCTTTATTTAATTCAATCTCATCATTGCCTAAAACAGTTAAATCAGAAGAAGAACTATATTTAATAAATTTATTTAGAGCATTTATAGTTGTTATAGAATTACCATTTATTATATGAGTATTTCCATTTGCAATTGCCCATCCTGCCATATTAGTATTAGCTAATCCTAATCCAGATGTACTAAAATGTGATGTTGGTCCAAAATAAGGTAATATAGTGTTTGGAGGTACTAACCCTTGTAATTTAAATGTCTTTGAATTAGAAGTTTCTGTTAAAGTAACCCTTGTACTATCACAAGAGGTTACAGTAACAGATTTGCTTAAATTTAAATTATTAATTTGATTTTGTAAATTAGTTATTTGTGTATCTAAAGTTTGAAGTCTAGTACAAAATTGAGATTCAGTATTTATTATACTTTGTAGTACTGTTTGTAAAGAAGTTTTTGTTAATTCAATACAAGGACTATTTTCTACTAATCCTGTAAAATCTAATTGGTTTTGTAATACACCTATACAATTATCTATTTTAGCAATAACAGAGGTTAAAGTTTCACCATTAGTAATAGTATTACCATTGCATATAACTAAAGTAGGTCCAAAGTATTGAATTACTCCAGTATTACTTTCTATAGGATTACAATCATCACACATATTTTTTGTTTTAATAGTTTACAAAACTATAAATAAATTTTAAGTTTTTATTTAATTTTTTCAATCAAAGAAGTTATAGTTTTTTCATCTAAACATTGTAATGTATTTATTACATCAAAATCTACATATTCATAAGAAAACTCTTCTTCATACACATAAGATTCATTAGAAAATATTTCATTTGTAGTTGCATCATATTGAAAATTAAAAAATCCTAAATAATTAGTATTTTCTAATATTAATAATACTTTTTCTACATCTTCTTCAGAATTTAATTGACAATTTATCCATAATGAATAAATATAAAATCCTTCTATATGAGGAATAGTTGGAAGCTCAAATCTAAATTCTCTAGTAGTATCTATTGTTTTAGTACTTGTCTTAACAATTAATTCTATTTTATTTCCTACAATTTTATTAAACCTTTTTATTATTTTAACAGTACCATCTTCATTACTTGTGCAACTATAAAACAATTTACTCATTTCTGGTAAATTAAAATTATTTTCTAAAAGTTGTTTTGTATGTATTAATTTTTGTAGTTCATCTTTACAAACTTTGTATCCATAAGTTTCAGATCTACAAAAAGATTGCACCAATTTTGAAATTTGAGAATCTAAATCACACAATAAATGTTTATAAGCACTTAACTTCATTTTTTATTTTATTTGCATCCACAATCAATATTTAACACTCCTAATTTATATTGAAGACATTGGTATATTTCAGTGGCAGTTTCTTTTTTACAAAGACTAGCTGAAGATTTTAATCCTTCTCTATATAATTTTAAAGTTTCAATATCTTTTGTTTCTTTAGTTAATTTACCTGTACAATCATTTTCATTACAACATTTATTTTGTAAAAGTTCTAATGTTTTTTTATCAATAGTACAATCTAATTGGCATGTGTTAAAGTAACAAAAAGTTTTTTTATTAACTACTAAAGGACTATTAGGATTTAATTGTTGTTCTACAACTAATTCCATAGTATAATATCCTTCAGTAATATCTTGCAAATATTTACTAAGATTAGCTTGTTGACCTAAATTTTTAGCATTTAAAATAAGCTGACCTTCAAAAGGAATTAATAGTTTTTTAGCAACAGTTTGTCCTGGTACCAATACATTAATATAAGTTGATTTAATTGCACCTAATGTTAAATCATACTCTGAAGTATTATTTACATAAATATATGTACAACTATGTTGACTAAATTCTAAGTTTAAACACATCTTTATTTATTTTTAAAACTTTCGTATAAGTTTAATATTTCTTCCACTATAGGATCTCTATGATTAGTTTTTAATACTACTTTTTCAAACTTATTTAAATTATTTTCTTTTAAAAAATCTAAAAATCTAATTCCTGAAGTAACATTTTTAGGTAAGTCTACTTGATTAATATCTCCGCATAACATCATTTTACTTCCTTTACCTAATCTTTCCATTACCATCTTTACTTGAGATTCTGTAGTATTTTGAACTTCATCTACAATAATAGTAGCATCACAAAAAGTACTGCCTCTCATATATGCAAAAGGCTTTATTTGTATAATACCATCTTGTATCATCTTATCTATCTTTTCTTTTTTATATAATGAATAAAAATTTTGATAGATTGCTTGAACATAAGGGTCAAGTTTTTCTTCTAATCCTCCTGGTAAAAAACCTAATTTTTCTCCTGCTTCTACAGCAGGTCTTGTTATTATTATATGTTTTATTTGTTTCTTAAAAAACAAATCTAAAGCTACTTGACAACATAAAAGTGTTTTACCTGAACCTGCCTTTCCTGCAATATAAGTTATACTATTTGTAAGTATATTAGCTTTAGCTTCTTTTTGTTCAGTATTTAAACTAATTTGAAACCTAATATTTTTTTCTCTTTCATTTGCAAATTCTGACATATTGTTATTATTTTGTGTGAAAAATTAATAATTATATTTTTAATTATAAAAAAAAAATTATTTTTTTATAGATTGCAACAAGCAAATACTTTACAAAGTATTTTAGAAATAGTCATAGTTTCAATAGTTTTTACAGGTCTGATTAGTTCACTCTCAATCCACCATTGAGTACTATTCTTTTTTAAACAAAGTGTAGTATTTTTTTCACAATTATAATAATCTACAATAATTTTACTTAAAGATATAAAGTCATCTCCTGGTTTTTTTCTACTTTGAGTAACATAAGCTTTTCTTATAAAGAAATCTGATTGATTGTCACAACATGGTATGTTAGGAAAACAGCTAAAACTGTCACTAACAATGTCTGATAAATTTATAAAAGAACCTTGATTAACAAGTTTATGTTTACCTTTATAAATTGCCTCTGAAATAATGAATTTATTTTTCATGTAAATAATTTTTTTAATTGTACAAATTTAAAAAATAATTTTAAATTTATTATTAATTTTTAAATAAAAAAATAGGAGGTAAATAAATCTACCTCCTACTCCCACACAAAACAATATATATATTAAAAATAATATATTAATTTTTTATTAACAAGATAACTCTAATACTTTTTTACAAGGTCCTGAAGTAATGAAAGCATTTAACACTGCTTCTACTGAAGTTTTAGTAGCTGCATCTCCTTCAGGAATTAAAATAGAAGTAATAAAGTTTGGATGCCAGTTGTGACCATTAGCATCTTCATTTGGAGAAGAACTTCTATGACCAACTGAATACTGACAATAACTTGTTTCACAATCAACTAAAAGATTTTTAGTTCTTGAAACTTCAAGATGTGAGTAATACGGAGCACCTGTAGTTTCAATTTCATTATTCAATCCATCAAAACCAGTACCACCTGGCATTTCCATGTACTCTTCCCACTGTAAATCTGCTCCAACACCTTTTGGCATTTGTAAAGAAGAATTATCTATAGTAGATTTAGTACTATTTTTAGCCCATCCTGAATTTAAAGTAGTGATGATAGAACCAATAGTATATCTTTGCATGATATTCTCTGGTCTAGGGAAACAACCACAATCTGCTGTATTTACTTTAAAAGTAATTTCTAAAGCAAAATCAAATCCTGCATCAGGTGTGATAGGTGAAGTAGAATCTTTAGAAGTTTTAACCCCACTTACATATTTAGATAATAATTCATTACTAAGAATAGCTGCTTTAAATTTAGCTAAAACTTCAGCACCATCATGAGTATAATCACATCCACCATCACAAGTAGGACAATCTTCAGACTGTACTGAAATAGTTTCTACATGGTATCTGTTTTCTGGGTAAAAGAAATTCAAAGTTGGATCTTGAATTTTTACTCCAATTGAGTAAGATGTTGAACAATCTGTACATGAAAAATTAAATTTAGCTTTATTAGAAGAACCTGCTTCAGGAGCATCTACATTTGCATAATCAATTAAACATGGAGTTAGTGACTCTCCATTACTCATTCTAACTTTTACTGACTTAGTTGGTTGTCCTGAAGCAGCACCTACACCAATGGCAATAAATACTTCTTTAGAATCTACAATACCAGCTGCATCTAAAGCTAGATTAGTTTGTGCATCAAAAAATCCAATCTGACCTGGAGCCAAATTGTAAAGTTTTAATGAAGGGTTGAACAAAGGAGTATCTTTAGCTACTACTGCTAAATTTCCCTTTGTTGGAAGAAAAATAGTTTTTTGAACTCTAGTTGACATAATTTTAATTATTTAATTTAAAAATTTTTTAATAAGTTATATTTTTGATATTTGTAATATTTTATTTAGTTGGGACTCAAAATCTATTGTATTACCAACATCTCTCATTGCAATAAGCACTGCAATATCTATTATTTTATTTGATTGATATGTAGAATTAATTTCAATATCTTGTTGAACAGCTAATGTACCATCAGGGTGTCTATAAGTACCATTTCCATAAGTAAAGTCTTGAGGATTAGCAGGTCTCAAAGGTCTTCTGACATAAGTTAAATAAACTTTTTCTATAATAAAGTCATCACAATATAAGTAAAGTTTATTACCAGATATATCTATATTTACTCTTTCAAATATATAAGAAGAATTAAACATAGGATCGTTTATATAAACATCATCCTTTTGAATCATATAATTCTTAATACTCTTAGAGGGACAAGTAGAGGTTTTAGCTAAAGAGAAGCTTTCTAAGTATCTATAATAGTTTGAAGGAAGATCTGCTGTATAATAATCATTATTTACTTTAACCACAGGTAACTCAAAGTTCTTAACTTCTAGTTCTCTAATATCATCTCTTCTCTTTTGGTTAACTTCTAAATGCTCACATATATTTTCAATATAAATAATATATGCTTCCCAAATATATTGGTCTATTTGAGGTACAAGAAAATTAGCATTTCTTAGTCCATCAACTTTATTAGCGTGTTGTTTAAATTTATAGTGAGCTTCTTTAATTGAAAACATTATTTAGATTTAGCTTTTAAAGCTTCTTCTAAGGTAAGTAACAAAGCAGAATTTTCAGGTTTAGCTAAGAAATCTACTATATGAATTGTATCTGTAGATAACTGTTCTCCATTAAATAATACTTTAGTATTTTCTTTTCTTAGAATAGCGTATTGGAATAATTTTTCTACTGTTACAGTTAATTCTAACTTTGCTTTATTTGCAGGATCTGAAAGTTCAATAAATAAATCTTGTATTGATGTAAGAGTTTCTTTAGAACTATTTTCAGTAATTTTAGAATATAATAAATCTTCAACAATTACATCTTTTTCTTCTCCTGACAATTTAATACCTAAAGCAATTGCCATATTTCTTTTTTGAGATTTAGTTAATGCTTCAAATCTATTATGAAGTTTACTTACTTTTTCTCTCTTACTTTCTCTTACTAAAGCATCTGCTTCTTCATCTGCAATAATCCACTCTGCTGTTGGATGTTTTGATAAATTGTTTTCTCCTATAATTGTCATAGGGTCTGCAGACATAATAGCATATACTAATTCATCTAAAGGATTTCTTAAATCCAAGGTTGTAACATCTCTACCTAATTTAGCTTTACAGTTCTTATGAGTAAAGAAAGGATCTAGTCTATTACTAGAATCTGCGGAAGTTAATTTAGCATTTGTATGCTCATCATTAAATCCTAATTTTTTTACTAAGGTATCAACCTCTTCTTGTGTATACCTATTACTAATAGGTCCAAAATTGTACTGATAAGCTGCTTTATCAAACTGAGGTCTTATAGTGTGGTTGTTTGCTAAGAATGCATAAGACTCACCTATTTGTCTATACTCAGGACTGATGTTTACTTGCCAGTGTTTGTTTTTTAAAATGTTAGGATAAATTTTAACCTTTAAAGGTCTAATTGTTGTTTTTGACATATTATTTAATTTTGTGTTTGTGTGTGTTTAAAATTAGTTGCGGTGGTAGGACTCGAACCTACGGACTTCTGATTAGTTTTTTAATTTAAAGTATCCACATTCTCTTGAACAACATATATCAGTAATATCTCTACTTCTTCTTAACCTACTTTTAATTTGAAAAGGTTTAAGATAAAACTTGTTGTTGCATATTGAGCAATGTAATAATATACTTTTTACTTTTTCTTTACCTTTATTAGCTTTTGATAATTTTGCTTTTGTTTCTTCTGAAATTATTCTTTTAAAAGAACCATTACCCCCAGCGGTTAAGTTATATCCATTATTAAAAGAATCAAACTTTTGTATATAGTATATTTCAAGTTTATCTAATTTGGATTTTGTTATTCCAACATTATTATCTAATTCTATTGTTGCTAATATGGTTATGTTAAATTTATCAAAACCATATTTTTCAATAGCATTAAATAAATGTTTTCCAATAGAATTTTTTGCTTGTTTTTTATATTTTTTAACTCTATTTAAAAAGTTAATACTTTGTCCAATATATATTTTACCTGATGGGCTTTCTAATTTATAAATAACTCCTTTATTTATTGTTTCAGTTATATTTATCATATTGTAATTTATATATTTTCCCAATGAGATACCAACTTCTCCACACCACTATAAAAGAGGGTGATTATGGCACACCCTCTGAAGCCTATTGTAGTTTTATTTTCCTCTTAATACTGCTGGGATTAACTCTCCACACTTAGTAACATCTTTTACCATGATACCTGCATCTTCCATTCTGTGTACAGTCCAGAAGTCACCTGCGTGAGACATTAAAGCACCTTGATTGTTTCCATAAGGATTTGACATACCACCTGTATAACCATATGATGCATTTCTAGAAGATTTTAAGTAAGCAATGTTTTTACCAAATCCATCTCCTAAACCATAGTTTACAAATGTGAATCTTGAAGATTCTGCTGGATAACCATTCTCATCTAAAATAGTGTTGAAAGTAATATCATCATAAGCTTTCATATGCATAACTGTCAATGAACCACCAAATTTCAATTTGTATTGAGTCCATGGAGTTTCAGTATAAGATAATCCTGTTGGACCACCTGGTACTAATGAAGTTCCGTCAGTTTTGATGAAATAGTCTTTCATATCTTTGAAGAAACCTTGAGTGATTTGGTTGATAGCTTCATCAAACAATCTCAATCCAATCTCTCCTGTCCACATTACAACATTACGTTGGTCATAAGCTACTCTTCCAAAGAAAATATCTTGTAAGAAATCTTTGATTAAACCAATAGAGAATGTGTTATAGTATTCTCTGTAACCATCTTCCAAAATCTCTTGAAGACCTGGACCTTGATTTACATAGTACCCTGTAGACTCATCAATTACTGTAGAAGTACTTCTTTGATACATCAAGTGAAGTTCTTTCTCCATTTCAAACTCTTTGTTGAATTTAATCTCAGCAACAGAAGTAATATACATATTACCTTTGTTTTTAGTGTTCATAGCTGAAACAATTCTTTTTTGGAATGCTTCATTACTTTCTCCTGCTTTTCTACCTGCTAAAATTAACAAATCAGCTTCAGTTAAATTACCATTCAATTTTCTTTGAGCAGCATCTCCTGTCATTTGATATTGTTTTCTAAATCTAGAAAGACTAGAACGGAATT